TCATATTTTTTGAGGAACGGTAGCCCAAGAGAAATCGTGAGACCTATCCCCTATAGGGGGGTATATAAGACCCTTTTAAACCTCTTAAATTATTCAGGCATATATTGACCCCAAATTAGAATAATCTCTTTAAATAGGGGTAATTTTGGGAGTTATTTGGGTATTATAAGCGACGGCTTGACCCTATTTCATATACTTTCATAGATTAGTTTGTAATAAGATTTATTATTACCCTTGATTATGGTATGTTAATCCAATATTTAGAATATCATTTTAAGGCGTTTAAATATGCTTATTTAATTAGATTTAGCTTAAATGGTGTAGATGTATAACTTAATAAAAAAGTGTTCTTAAAATGGCTATTATTAAGACTTACTAAATACTTACGAGTAATGTATACTGAATACAAAAAACCCACCGATTAAAGTGGGTTTCGTGTGTTGTTGTTATAGGGTGTTGTTATATGTTATTTTGTATCGCCTTTTAAATATGCCTTAAAATGCCTTAAAGCGTTTTTGGTTGTGGTGTCAGATGAATATCTAAATTTTCTATATTGACCATCTTTTATTATTGAAATACATTTTAAACCCCTGTAATATGTTACACAATAATCCCCGTAGTAAGTTTCTTTTATAATACCTAAATGACTCATTTTATACCCCTTTTATTATCCATGTTTTTAAGTGTTTACTATATAACAATTTAGACCGCCTTTTTATTGGTCTTGCTTTGTATGCATCCCATATTAATGGACTAATACAGATCATTGTTATTAATTGAATTATTACTATTTCTAATATCATTTAAACCCCTTCTCAATCTGTAAAATAATATTTTACATCTTTTAGTTTATAGTTAGTATTATTTATAACATTAATAGTATCTAAACAATGTTTAGCATCTTTTAAATATGGATTAAAGATATATAAATTATTTTTAGATATATTATTCGTTTTAGCTTGAATAAAAAACCATTTTTTTATCATTTAAAAGCCCCTTCTTTTAACTACATTTTGTGCTATTTCTTTCAATTCGTGATTCATGTCCAAGCCTTGCCCGAAGTCAGTTCGTCCCCAAATATATAAACCCTCATATTCAGCCGTTACAGCTCCGATTTTATTAAGCTCTCTATATAGCCAATCCGATACAATAAAGTAAACAAAAACTTCTGTAAATTTGTCTTCTTCTTCATTGTAATCATTGACAAACTCTATATAATCGCCCAATTCATTAATTTTACTTATTAATTGATTGCAACCTGTTAAAACCTCTTTATTTACAATATGTTCAACGAATTTCTGTTCGTCTTCTGTTAATCCGTTCCAATTTAATTTATTATCTTTTTTTACTTGCATTTTTTATCCCTTTTTATTTTGATTTTGTTCTAATATTTTAGCTATTATTGTCAATATTCCAACTATTGGAATTGAAAACACTATTAAGCAAGTGCATATAATTTGTATAGTTTGTAGTGTGTCGTAATTCATTTTTTACCCCTTTTTTAAAGGGGGGGTTTTTACGCCCCCCCAAAATCGTTTTATATTCTTGGAAACACTCCGCCACAATCGTATGAATCGTTCTCACAATCGGGACACTTATTAGATATATTAAAATAATCTCCGCCCATTTCACACCATTTATCAATCTCTGTGGATGTAAAAAACTTAAACCCCTTGCCGTTACATGTTTTGCAATTTTCTTGTTTCATTTTCAATTCCCTTTTTTATTATTTGATTTCTAACAACGCCCTAATATTAAACATTTGTTAATATATAAAGCAAGTAAAAAAGATAAAAAAGATGTTTTCACGAGGAGAAAAAAGTTTTTTGTTGTTTTTGTGGTGGTAATTGTATTACATTTAAAAATTAGTCTAATTTCGGGTAATTTTACATAATTTGTAATTACTTGTATTATGCAATTAATCTAATAATGAGGCAAGATTTTTGATGTATTTTTATATTATAAATCTATATTATAATTTTGCTTTATAATTTTGACCTATATTTTATAAATCGTACTTATAATTTTACTTTATAATTTACTCTTATACTTTTAGTTCTTACTTAATTCCTTTGAGAGAGTTGAAAATCGGATAAGGCTTCGCCAACCCCTCGCCTTAACGAAGGTTTGACCTTATCCTTAATTCCTCCGAGCCGAGCCGAAAAAATGGATACCCTAATCATTTTACACTAATTAGAGCAGTAAGCTATTTGTCAGATGTAAATCTCAAGCAACAGGCATTGGTTACTTTAGGCTATGCCTTCTCCATATGTTGCAAACCCCTTGTAGTATGGAGTCTTAAATCCCTGTGCTACAAGTGTTGCATACCAATCCACAGGGCGAGTAATCTAAAACATCTACAAAGACTATACAAGATATATCTTTAAATAATAATCGGACAACTTTGAAATAAACTTTTTCTCCTCTATAAACTAAAAAACTTTAACTTTTGTTAAAATAATACTTGCATCATATAAACATTTGTTAATAAGTTATAGTAGTTAAGAAAGGGGAATATAAAGTGAAAGTAAACATATCAGTTGATAATAGACTTGTCAAAGTTCAGCAAGAAGAATGGTTTGAAACTTGTAAGGATTGGGAGATTAGAAATAATGTATTTCTTAACCCTTATGACAAAACTGAATTTATGATGCAAGACGATAATTATAAATTGTTTTTAAAATGGAAAGAGGAATTAGCGTAATGGAGCAGATAATATTTTCAGATAAAAAAATTGATGTTAGACAATGTGAGGACAGCATTAGAATTAGAAAAAGGAATATTTTTAATGATATTGATGAAATCAGCCTAACAAAAGAAGAATTTAGAAAAATTGCAAAGGGGATAATTTAATGGAACAGACAATATTCAAGATATTAACACACAATGAGGAAATATTAAGGGATTTAATAGAAAAACAAAAAAAACAATCTAAAATATTAGATGGTATTATAAACACCACTAATAATTTAAAGGACGATATAAACCAAATACGAAAGGAAATATAGGATGGCTAGTAAAAAAATAACAGAACAAGATAAAAGAGATATTGAGCAAGTAAGCGATATATTATTTGATTTAAGTGGGTATCTATGTGAAATATGGAAAAATGAAATTAGGTTTGATGATTGTGGTGAGCCTATTTATGAAGGACTTGATGAAGATGATAGAGAGATTGCTGAAGAAAGGTATAGGCAGATAGAGTCAATAGATGTAGCTAATGTATGGTTAAAGAGAATAATAAGAGAGGAAGTATAAAATGAACGATAAAATACTAAACAATATACATAGTTATGACGATATAATATCAGACCTAAAAGATGTATGGTATGACCTGAATGGGATTCTTGATTATGAGGATAAAAGAGAAAAGGACATACTTGATGGGCTTAAGAGTATTATAAATGGTTTTGATAAAGAGTTATTTAAAACAACAAGAATGATTGAGGATGAACTAAAATGAACGAATATAAACAAGGTTATACAGATGGCGTTAATCATTTAAGAATAAAATTAATGTCTGAAATAGAAGGCGTACTAAAACAAGAAAAAAGCAACCTTAAACACAAGCCTATGATTGAAACAGAGTGGGCGAATATAAGTGGGTGGGTTGAATGTTTAGAAATGATGCAACACCAATTAAAAGGGGAATTATAAAATGAAAAAAATAGAAATACCTATATATTATTATACTGATGATAAGGGTAACAAAGTCATTGATGTAGAAGAAATGGCTAATGCTTTTGAAAACAAGTTAAACGAACTGACAAATTGTGTCGTTATGTGTTCAGCAGAACCTTATGATGGGAAATTATAAAATGAATATTAAGCAAATATTACAAGACTATTGGAAGATGTTTAAGTTCTTCGCTTCAATCGGTGGCTTTATGGGGTTATTATATTTAGTCGCTAAATTTTTGAAAGGATGCTAAAATGAGTGATTATAATGGCGATTATCCATCTTGGGAGTATAACCATCAAAAAAAAGAAATCTGTATATATTTCAGCGAATACGACTATATACAATACTTTGATGAGGATGCCGAGAACCTGTATAAAGATTTAGAGTTCGGTAATAATAAAACCAAAGAAACTATATTTAACGAACTTTATTTAGAAAGAGAAAATCAAGACCCATATCGCAGAAGTGAGGACTTGATATGATTAACAACAATATGTTTAAGGGGGAATTTGGAGAGCATCTTGCTTTGTCAGAACTAAATATGAATCAAATATTGTGTCATAAAGTATCTAATGCGTCATACGATATTATAATTGATATTAACAATAGTCTGATTAAAATACAGGTAAAAGTAGGACATCTTCCAAAAGATTGGAGAAAAAACAAGATTGTAAAAGATACTATAAGATTTAGAGCATATAAGGGATGTAAGGTTAAGCATAGCTACAATAAAGACGAGGTAGACTTGTTTTCCTTTATTGATGCAGATAATAAATCAATAGCGTGGCTACATTTTAACGAAACATACAGGACAGGGTTGAGAATCAAGAAAAAAGATTTCAAAAATCATACCCTTGAAAGAGCGTTGTCAATGCACTTTTCCAATCAATAAATAAAAAAAGAAAAATATAAATTATAAATTATGTTTGTATTTTTAAAACTAATGTTTGTAAATTAACTAACAAGGAATAAAGATGATTAACAATATATTAATATACACAGGAATTATATTTGTATCGTGGTTTATATTTATGCTTATTATTTTTGTAAGTATGGAAGCGATTGACTTTGTAATTCAGAAATGGAGTAGTTATGGAAAATAACTTAAAAAAGATAGTGAACGAGAAAGGGATAAAGCATAGCTTCCTTGCAAGGATTGTGGGAGTTTCTGATACTGCTTTTTCATATTGGGTAAACAATCACAGGCAACCAAGTGGTATTTATGTAGCAAGACTATGTAAAGAATTAGGTTGCAAAGCAGAGGAGATTTACAATGTCTAATACAGATAGGCTGAAGGAAATCAAGGAGAAGTACAATCTTACAAAAGATGATTTTTGGGAGATGAGAAGGGGCAATAAATCTATGTGGATTTTAACACACGATGCCTGTGAGAAGATAGCTTATAAAGAGGGTATAATATTTGATATGCCTGATAAAGATTTAAGTTGTACTCAACCTCCTAATATAGTTTTGTATGGTTCTGCTACACTTGGAGATAGAACTGAATGGTCTAATGGTGAAGCCAATCCAACTAATTGCAAAATGCCTTATATGAACGCTATGGCTGAAAAGCGATTAAAAGATAGACTGACCTTAAAACTTATAAATGCTTATGAGTATCAGATATATTCTGAAATTGAGGCAGACTCCTTTGAGAAAAAAGTTGAAACTGCACCAAAATCTGCTACACAAAAGCAGAAGAATTTCATAATGCAATTAGAGTTACAGGCAAACACAAAGAATCCTATTGACTTTAAAGGATTAACCACAAGTCAGGCAGATGAATATATTAACAAACTAAACAACATAATAAAGGAGAATAAAGATGGCGAGTATATTAACAGGTAGTATAGATGTAACCAAGATAAGCAAGGACAGATTGCAAAAAGGTAAGTATCTTCAAGTAACTGTTGTCCTTAATGATGAGGTGAGCAATTATGGCGATTCAGGTTATATCGCAGAAAACCAAACACAAGAAGAAAGAGAAGGCAAGAAAGAGAAAAACTTTATCGGGAATGTGAGGTGTGTTTGGACAAATGGTAACAATGTTGATGTAGCACCTAAAAAAGAAAAGGCTATGACTGCAGAAACAGTAGATAAAGACATACCATTCTAAATGGCTCAAGGCAATCAAATGGGGGGTGGTAATAAAATCGCCTCCCGAAAGTTCAAATTGCGTATTACTGAAAATGGGATGATATGCAATAAGTGTAAAAAAGATGTACCTTTATCTGAATATGGGGCAAATAAATCTTGGTGCTTACCTTGTTTAAGGAAGAATCAAAACGAAAGAAACAAAAGAAAGGTTACTAAATTATGGTAGAAGGGGCTATTATGGGTAATTTTGATGATTTTTGGGCAATATACCCAAGAAAAAAAGAGAAAAAAAGGGCAAAAAATTATTTTAACAAACTTGCTAAAAAAACACAATTAGAATGTATTGAGGGTGTAAAGATGTATATAAAACAAATTGATGCTCAAGGCACAGAGAAGCAATTTATAAAACATCCCTCAACTTTTATTAATGGTGAGAATTGGGAAGATGAGTTTGAGATTGAGGTAGTTGAAACTCAAAAACTAAAAGCAATAGATTATAAAACAGATACTACAGGGAATTTTAGGCAAGGTTATTGCTCTGCTTGTGGTAAAAATGATTTTTATGATAAGTTTAAAATACATTTAGAGCAAAGCCTGTGCTGTGGGAAAAGTTTAGATGTATCTCGTAGAAAATAGTTATTCAAAGTTTATAGGAGGGATTTATGGACGAAGAATATCAAGACAAGGAAATAATGAAGGATTTATGGAGCAAGGAGCAAAGGATTAGGGAGCTTGAACAAGAGCTAACTGAAGCTGTTGATTGTCTTAACAGGGTGGTTAAGCAGTTAAATGTGGCTTTAGAGGGGTTAAAGCACATTGATAATCCTATTGCAAGGGAAACAGAAAAAGAAATTTTAGAGGCATAGTCAAGGGTTACCCTTTCACCCTATGAGGAGTTTTCCGTTTGTTTTCTCCTCATCTATGCCTTCCCCATTATCCAATAGAGCCACAGGCGAGTGATTTTCAGTTGCGTGTAGGAGCAAAACCACGAAAGAACAAACTTGTGGCTGTGGATACAAAGGAGAGTTATGGATTATAAGTTAGTATTATCTTTTTGGTTTGTATTTGCATTGTCTGTTATTTATTGGGATATAAACAGATTAAATAGGCAACCCTTGAGTGCGTGTCATAGTGAGGAAATAAAAATGTATTACGATAAGCCTATGTGTACGAAATGCAAGTTATTTTGTGAGGTCAAAAAGTGATTATAGGGTTAGCATTTCTCTTTGTTGTAGCCTTATATTTATGGTGGCAAATTTTCAAGTTAAAAGTTTTGATAGCTAACATAATTTTACAGGAAAAATCTAAACAATTATATGATGAATATATGGAAGATTTAAAATTTAAAGTTGGACACAACACAGAGAGGAACTAAATGAGAACAGCAAGTCAAAGGGCAAGAGATAGTATAATGGCTATGTATAGGGGTCAGTTAGCAAAGTTTAAAAGGCTATCTGTGTATGACGATGACGGGAACTTCTTATTTGGAAAGACTACAGAGTTTGGGACTAAAGTTACAGAGAGTTTAATAAAAATAACCCAAAAAAGATTACACGAGTTGGTTAATATGAATTTAAACAAAAGAGGAGTGAAGTTTATTGAGGATTACACCAACGACAAAACAGACGAGGAAGTGTGAGAGTTGTGGGAATTATAAAAAGAACGCTATATTTTATATTTTAAAGCCACACGCTGCGATTATAAAACTATTGCCTAATCCTGAAAACAAAACAGTATGCAAGGCGTGTGCAGTAAGAGAAGAATTTGGAACTAAATACAGGCAAAACAGAAGATATAAGGAGTGGGAAGATGCCCAACAAAAGTAAAATAAAGGGGAATACATTTGAAAGATGGATTGTTAATTTTTTTGAGGCTGTTGGCTTACCTTGTAGGCGTGCTTGGGGGAGTGATGGTCGTTCTATGGGTCTTACTGAAGGAGTTGATGGTACGCTCAATGAAGAGTATAAATGGCAGGCTAAATGTAAAGCACAAATATCACCGTTTTATATCCCAAATGAAGAAGTTGATTTTCAAATCTTTAAAGGCAATCGGACAGGTTCTTACGCTACGATGACAGTAAAGACACTTGGTGAAATGATTGTTAGAATGAATGAGTTATACAATCACAATGAATGTTTAGAAGCAGAAAACAAAGACCTAAAAGACACCTTGTATCGTGAGCTTAAATAAGGACTTTATAAATCTTGTTAAAACTTTTGGTTGTAGCGTGTGTGGTGATTCTCCTGTTGATGCACACCACTTGGATACGATAGGCATGGGGAGCAATAGGAAAAAAGACTTGGAGGAGGATTTTTCTTGTGTTCCCCTTTGCCGACAACATCACCAACAATGGCATCAAGTTGGAGATACTGAATTTTCAAAGATTACAAATATAAATCTTTGGAAGATTAATTACCAAATGAACAAACTTTTCAGACGAGAACAGGCATAAAAGTTCATTTTTTTTAAAATAATGTTGTGGAAATACCAATAACCTAAAGTATAATTCACCATTAATTAAAGGAATGAAAATGAAAAGAAAAATAAAAGCAAAACATATGGATTATAAACAGCTTGGTGAATTGTATGACAAGTTTTACGATATGGATAACTGTGGGTTGAAGTCAGCTCAACTTGAGTGGGCAGAAGAGCATAAAGATGAAATTTCAAATGCCATAACAGATTACTACGATATTTGTATAAAATTCAACAAAACTATTACTGATGGTCAGGAAATGTTTGATTATTGGGCATACGAGTGGTTTAAAAATAAATGGGTTTTTAAAATGAAAAATTCAAATTGGAAAAAGTTTCCTATAGAGATGCTGTAGTATGAAGGAGGATTGTTAATACATGAATATAAATAATATGTCTTTTGACGACACCCTTGAAGTAGAATCTAAAATGATTCAAATTATGTTGAATATGTGTAAGTCAAGTGATAAAAAGGCACAATGGCAATTTATAGAAACACATAAAATAAAATCACAATATGCAAGAACAGATGGTATTCTCGTGAAAGATGGATATATGGTTTCAGCAGTTGAGAACAGGGGTAGGTATGATGTTACATGGGACTATGTGAAATCTAAAAAGACTTGGCTACTAACTGAAGCTAAACTATTAGCAAATATAGAGCTATCCAAAACTTTACAAATACCATTTATTTTTTGTGGGTACTTTCCAAATGAGAATATTTACACCTATTTAAGAGTTACTGATGCTAATGGCAATGTGTTGATAAAGTACGATGTTATGAAAACTTGGGCTAAAAAGAACAAAAACACAGATGCAAAGGTTAAGAAAAGAAATGCATATATTCCTGTAGAACAATTTACTGTAATAAAACTATGAAATTTACAGGTAAGGTTACAAAAGGTAAGTTAAAACTCTATGATAGGGAGGGGTTTAAGCGTAGTTTATACGAATATGAGGGTGAAGTATGGCTTGAGGTAAAAAGAGCCGAAAAGACCCGCTCTCCTAAACAAAACGCATACTACAGGTCTATTATAAAAGAGATTGGAAATGAATTAGGTTATACTGAACATGAATTACATGAAACTGTTAAGAAAATGTTTGGAATTGAATCAACTAAGGATTTAACTGTTCCTGAATTTTCTGAATATCTTGACAAGATAATAATTCATTTTTCAAAATTAGGGTATCCTGTTCAAGACCCTCGTGGTCGTTAAAATGTGTATGTTCTACGGAGCAGTATATAGGACAATCGTATCCTCCCATAGGGTGCTTATCCAAATGTTCCCCCCACCATCCGATGAATACAAAAACGAACCCGAACCAAAAGTCGTCCCCATTACCAAACCTCTCTTATCTTTAGTTTAATATTATATACATTGTTTGCTACCTGATTATAAGTAAGTGTGTTCATATCAAATCTTGCGATTGCAAAATTATCAGGATTATTATTACTGTTGTCAGGCTGAAAAATAAATTGTAAATGTCCACCCATAGTCTGATTCCAAACTACACTAAAAAAATCTGTACCTTCTAATAGAGTATCGTCTGTAGGATTTTGAATATTCTCCCTATCATCCCCTGCTCCTAAATTAGTGCTTGCTGCAACCAATGGCATCAAGTCTGAATCTGATATATAGCTGAATGATAAATCCCATACTCTACGACCACCACGATAGCTTGGATTATCACCTAATTGCCATGCACCTCTACTACCCCAATCAGCAGGTTTAGTATAAGAAGCATTAGAAAGAGTGCTACCACCTTTAGTTTGAACTGTTTTTACCCCATCATATTCATAGGAAAGTTTAAGGGATAAATCAGGTGAGTGAGGCATATCATAATAGTTACCAACAGATGCTGCTCCTAACTCACTTGTACCAAACAATACGACTCTTAACTTGTCCATTTCTTCGTCATCATCAAATGTATAAACAGTAAAGCCACTATGCATAACTGAATCATCTGCAGAAAGAGATTGTCCATTTACCTCTGCATTTAAGCTTGCTACAGATTGTTTAGCCTCATCTGTAGTAGTGTCAGGGTCATCTACATCTCCTGTAATCCATTCAGGGTAAATAGTTCCTCCATCGTGTCCTAATACTGCCATATATTTTATAGGTGTGAGTCTTGGGACTTTAATCATACTTGGAGTGTCTTGCACATTGGTTGGATTTAATTGTACAAATGGCAAATGTTCTTCACTTGGTGTCCACTTACCACAAGCCTGTTGATATAGTCCTGTATCTATATAAAATCTTGGTGTACCTACATTCATTCTTGCCATTAATATAATCCTTTACTTGCAGACTTAACTGCTTCTATAATTATGTCTAATTTTTTATTTCTTACTTTTGGGACAGCTTTTTCTTCAGCAAACTTATCATCTACAATAATGGTTTTTTTAGGTTTTTCTCCTGTTAAATATGTGCCACCACCTTCTCCCCATAATGAAAGGTCTTTTCCCCACCATTGATTGTCCAATTCCCAATAATCAACACCTTGTAATGTAATTTGTTGTCTTTCTAAATAACTGCCTTCAGAAGTCCTGCAAGACAATATCCTTAATTCACCCTCATAGGTAAATAAATTAACAGGTAAATTGCCACCACCAATCATAATACCTATAATTCTGTTTTTGTTTGTATCTATCAACAAGCCTTCAGTATTGCTTGTTATTGTCATTTTGCCCTTATATCTCATTTCAAAGCCCTTTGCAGAACCATCAAATAAGACTTCTCCATTACCATAAGTTATCATTAGTTTAATATCCTATATACCAAGTCCACTATATCAAGAACATTAAGACCCCCATCTTCATTCAGGTCTGCTCTTGCAAATTGATTTGGAGTTAATTCGTTTGTTCCTAATATTGCACCTGTTATTAAAACAATATCTAATACATTAAGTACGCCATCATTATTAACATCACCTAAAAGCGTTGGTGTAGCTACATCATAATTGGTTATTGTGAGGTCTTGCTCTGTAATTAAACTTTCAAAATCATTAGCAAAGCCTTCTGCAGGTATTTGGTCTAATACAAGCACATTATCTACAATAGATTCTATCTTAAATAAATACTTTGTTGCACCATCGTTTGAAAGATGTATGTAATTGTTTGCTGTAAATATTTCAGATAAGTCTGTGAAGTTAAATAAAAGAGTACCATTATCATCTTTCTCAAATACTAATTGTAAGTTGTTAAAATCTTGTGTAAGTGAAAAATAGTAAGCAGGTATAACAGCCTGTTCTCCATCATCACCTATTATAACATCATCTGCTTCATCTTCTGTAAGGTTGTGCAACTGCATACACTCAATAGACAATGAATCTAAATTCTTTTGTGTTGATGTAACCATAAAGAATGGGTATCGCTCCTGACCATTTACTTCTGAAGATACTGTATAGTCAATACCATAAGCCTTCATATCATTAAATAAGGTATCAAATTTAACTAAATCTCCTACCTGCAAATTGATGTATTGAAGAGGAAGTTTTATATTAAACATCAGGTGGTCATTCTTATAGTTTTGTGCTAAAAATGATGCAAGTTTATCAGCAGTAGCCTCATCTCTAATATAGTCAGACTCAAACTCTAAATAAGACTTGTCCCCACCATAATAATCACCTTCTATTTTTATAAGTGTAGTTCTCTTTGAGTATGAATCCTGTACATAATCTTTTTTGTATTGCACATCTACTTCATTATAAACCTGTTCAGGTTTAGTCTTTTTAAACGAATACGATATTACATCAGACTCTACAATAGTAGTCGCTTCTTCATCGCTATACTCATCCTTAATTACATTGAATCCAAAAGTACCATCATTCTTAAATTTAGGAAAGCACTTGGTAGACTTTGCTATATCCTCAATTAATTTCTTTGAATTTATTTTCTTGCTTACAGTAAATCCAAACTTCCAATCTGAATGATTATTTAGTGCTACAGTATAATCAATCTCGTTAATAGCATCAAACCCAAGCTCTTGTTCTACTAAATGCCTTATGATTGCAATAGGATTAGTAATTAACCCATTATCATCTGACCTACCTTCAACATTTGCATAAAAATCATTGTTAAATAACTTTAAAGATTTATTTTCTACTAATAAACCAATTTCATTTATTTTACCTGTAAGTTCTAAATATGGATAATAATAGGAATATCCCTGTGGATAGGCTAAATCACCTACAACTCTGAATTGTATGTTAAAAGTGTTGTTTAAGCCTCCTGAAAATAAAACTAAAGGCATTTCTAAACCACCTCCAACAAGATTGCTTTCTTCATAAAAGTTTAGCTTAATATCTGCTGTACTACCATCATAACTTGATGGCATATCGCTATCTGTAGTGTTGCTTAAAAATCCAAATATACTATTTATTTCAGAGTAGTGTGGTATGTTTGTGTCCCATATTCTATTATATGAAACACTATAAGATGAACTAACAGATGTTATATCACCACTTCCACCAAATTTATCATTAAAGTGGTTTACTTTTAAAACTGTATCACCAAGATAGTTTGGTATGTTGTAGCCATTGATTTTAAATCCAATTATATCATTGCCATAGTTAGTATCATGTTGTGGTGTAACATCCATATTTAAGGATAGTAGTAGCCTTTCATTGTTTGATGAAACCCTACCTTCTTCAATATTAAGACTCTCTGATGGTCTTTGTCCTGATAACCCTATATTATTTTCTTCTAAACTGCCATCTGTAATTGCATTAATATTATCAATGCTATATTCTTCTGATAAAAAATCTTCATTTACATCATCAGGGTTATATTTAGGGTTACTTATTGAAAATTTTGGTTTTGCTATCTTTCTACAAAGCAAGGATACTTCTTCAAAACTATCAGCAGTATTTTCACTACCCACAACAATACCACTCAATACCCCACCTGATAAATTTATTGATGTTTCACCATATTCATATTGATTACCTCTTACAATGTGATGAACCTCACCATCTATATCTACTTGTAAGGAATCAAGATAAACATTTACATCTGATTTATTAGTATATCCTGACAACGCTTCTATAAAATCAACTTGCTTTGTATCTGCTTGATATTTTCTAAAATTTTCACTAATAACAACAGGACTTCTATCTACATGACCATAAACCATAGGAATAGGTTTATTCTTGTATTTATCAGGCACGCTTTCTGTATCTTCCAAATATCCTTTAGTACCATCAGGATATTCAGACAATGGCAGGTCTGCGTGTGCTTTTTGCTCTGTTAAATCTTCAAGATTAACTATTACTTTCTCATCATCGTGAGTTAAAGTTCTTACTATTCCTTTGTACACTTCTTTTAGTTCAGTATGACTTTTAAAGTATACAACTGCTTCAGCGTTAATTAGAGATGTTTCAGCTAATTGGTCAGAGAATCTTGAACCCTCAAAAGGAAAGTTATTAAAATCAAGAGATACATTAGAAATCTTAAACTTCCTTGACTCTATGTCTATAGACTCCTTTATAGATGGAATATTCATAAGAATAGGTTTACAATAATTATCTCCAACAGTTACATTGTTGGTTGAGTACCAATTATTATTAATCTGTACAACAGGGTAAAGCTGTGTATTCTGACCTTTTATATCATTCTCAAACGACATTAAGATACTCCTATATCAGCACCACGCCTGATTGCTGTTTTTAATTGGTCAGCCAACTCACCTTCTACATAATCTTGACTCATAACATTTCCTGATACATTTATTACTACGCTACCTGCACCACCACCTTGATTAATACGATTCATTGCTTCTATACCTACAGCGTTTACAGCATTTCTTGACATTACAAATTCACCTTGCTCTGCTTCAATCATAGTGCCACCCTGTGAGTGCCTGCGACCACCAACAAGCCCACCTGTTTCATACTGTTGAGCCTTTATAGCCTGAACATTGGCAACTGTATTTGCAGTAGTTATGGCTACAGCAGGTAAATTTGCAGGAAATGGAGCAGAAGTCCATGCTTTCTGTATAGCTACAATCCCATCTATAGTAGCCTTGCCTATGGCAATTTCTTTTTCAGTCGCCCCAAAAGCCTTCATAATGCCTTCAGTTTGTTTTAAGTTAGAAGCAAAATCTTTAATTTTTGAAGCATCTCTTTTTTTATCAAACTCATCTATAATGATTTTTCTTTGCTTCTTTTTTTCTTCAAAACTCATACTTGATTCGTCAATATTTTTAAGACTTTCTATCATTCTTGCTTCTTGCATATTTATAGAAATTTGCTCTCTTGATAAATTATCTGCTGACAGCATAGCAAGGTTTGCGTAAAATTCTCCTGTAGAATTATTTATAGTATCAAAAACAGAGCTGTAATTCTCTTTAAATTCCACAAGAGATGATTTAGACAAAAAATCAACCTCACTCCTTATTAAACCTAAAGTTTCTAAAGCTGCTTCATTTTTAGCAAAAGTTCCCATTACATTGCTTGCTTCTATAAAAGCATGAGTCATTGTAAACAAAGAAGCCTCTACAGAGGACAGTTCTACTTCTAAATCTCCAATTTGCTCTTTTATAACCCTAACTCGTTCTTCAGTCCCCGTAGGAACAAATGTTTCAGGACCAAAATTACCCTCAAGTAGCTTTTCTAATGGTTCAAGTTCATTTTTTAATCGTTTTATGGAAAGGTTTAAAACATCTACACTTCTTGAAGCCAAAGCAGATTCAACATCTGCATCCTTATTAACATTTACAAAATCTACAAAAGCGTTCATAGCTCCTGTGAAAGCTCCTTTAAGTTTTTCACCCACAAGAACCCTCAAGTCACTTACAGTAGATGAAAATGCATCAAATGAGTCTTGAGAGGAAAAAACTTCTGCCCCTAAACTTGCTACTTTTGTTCTTGCAGATTCCATCGTAGCTTCCAAGAAGGCTGTTTTCTTATCTGCATCAGACAGTTTATCAGCAGTAGTGCCTAATTTTTCAGCATATTTTTCATATGCTTCATCTGCTTTGACTATAATACCAATATTATCAAGCATGAGGCGAGATTGACGACCAATACCTGTAATAAGTGATTCAACAGAAGATGCAGTATCTCTTCCCAATGCACGACCAAGCCTTTGTGCTATGTCAAACATTTCAGCCATCTCATCAGAGTTCTTACTAACACCAAGTATCATAGCATTGTTTGCCTGTTGAAACAAATCAAATTCAGACATTGTATTGTTTGTTGCTACTTGCAGTTTTCCAATAGCAATATTTGCATTTGATACTCCACCTGACAGAGTGTTAAAAGCCCTGCCCATAGACTCAACTTTCGCAGCCTCTTTTGCAAAAGCTGCTAAAGCCTTTACACCTAAAGTCCCTACAGCAAAGTTAAATAATAACAATTTAGAACGAACGACAGAAAAAGCATTACCCATTGAAGATAAACTTTTTGCATTTCTCTTGCTTTGTGTGTCAAAAATACCTAACTGTTTAGAGCCTTTCTGAACATCCTTATTAAACCTTTTTTGCCCTGCTGAAAGCCCTTGAAAGGCTTTAATTAACTTATCATCCCCTTTGGGGACAAAATTAATTGTTATCGTTTTGTCTTGAGCCATCTATTAAATCCTTTTCTTTCTTTGCAAGAGCATTTTTAATTACAAAAGACTTCTCAACCCATTTAGATGGTTGTTCACCATATGCTCCATTATATGCAGGAACGCCAAATTCCTTACAATAAATATATCTTTGTATATCTTTCTGATGCTGATTCTTCAAAATTCTGTTTCTACAAGCAAAAAAGGGTAATTGAGAATTGACTGACTTAGCTACATCAAACTCATTACCCTTACTATTCATTTGCTTAGTTTCCTCTATAAGTAGGTCAATTACATCCCAAACATCCTCATTGCAGGTAAACTCCCTAACAGGTCGCTTTCCTTCAATTAAAATAGGAACTTGAGCCTTATATGGGTAGTCGTGATACTGACAACCCTCACAACTATCAGCAATTACATTTATTTCAAGTTGGAGGGCTTCCCTTCCCCCAAGAGCAATCCTTCTTGCATCTTGAGGAAGATTTCAGTCCTTTCCTCAAAGGATAAGCCTCTGATGAATTTATCAGAAGCATCTCCATCAAGTCCTTTACGCAACCAAAATGTAATGGTTGAGTGCATCATTTTTACACCTTGTGGATTACCCTTTTTATCAAATTGGTACTCCACCTTATCTAACATTTCGTCCCTATCATCTAAGGACACATCTTTGAGTTTAACTTCTCTGCCTGAGTCAAGTTTTAACTTCATTTTACCTCTTATTAAGTTGCAGTTATTGTTACCAATGCATTTGAACCATCTGCTGTAGCAGCAAAAGGTAATTCAACAAATACGCCATTTTCTGTATCTGCCTGTGTATGACCTGTATATTTAGCTGTAGGAATATCAAAGTCTATTGAAGAGCCATCACCTATGCTAATATTAGCAGAAGTTCCAACAAGGAAATCTTCAGTAATAATTTGAGCTGTGTTATCATCTAATTTCACACTAACACTACCTGTAACTGAAATTTGACCACCTCTATTATAAGCACAAGGCTCACCTGCAATACTATTTACTGTTTCATAGCCAACTCTTGTCGCAGGGTTAGATATTGTTAATTCAAAATTATTCATAACAACATCATCCCCACCTAATTGGGAAGTAGTACAATCAAAAAATCCTTTAGTGAAATCAACAGCAGTAGCATCAGGAGATGTACCTTCTGCACCAATTACAGGTTGATAACCACTAAAAAAAGTTCCACTTGCAGTTAGTCTACCACCATTATTTTCAGGACTCATACTTAAAGTAAGCTCTTGCAGTATTGCACTATGCATTAATCTATCTTTATCTGCATCAGGGGATGACAATACAACACAAGCGTACTCTCCTGTTGTTGCCCCTTGCTCATAAGCGACAGTAGGCTGATTCCCTAATATCTGTGCTGTACCTTCAGGTGAAGCATCTTCGCTTACTAATTGAAGTAAAAGTTGTAATGCAGCCTCATTCTCAACTACATAATTATCAAAAGACCATGTAAAAGTTCCACCTTTATATATCTTAATGTGGTCTGTAGGTCTTAAAACTCTTTGCCCTGCTCTCTCTACATCAGCAGTCTGAAACCCTGCTGAAAAATCAATGTCATTAACTTCAGGGATTCTAATCTTATACAATGTTCCTGATACATCATTTGTACCTAAAGCATCAGACTGTAAAGATATATAAGCCTCATATTGCTTCCCTGAGTAAACTGTGTTATCTAATGCAGCCATTATTTACTCTCTTTCTTTGATTTAACTTCTTTTAAATATCCACCATTAACAAGTGATTCAGGTGGGTCTTTCAATTCAACTTCTTTCCCTGCTTCTAATTTTTTTGCATTATCCTTGCCAAGACCATGCCAATCATTTATAGCAGAAATAGAATCTATTTTATGTAATTTGTATTTCATAACGCTCCTAACTAATATTGCCCATTAGTGAGCATTGCCATACCCAACTAACTATATAAACATTTTCCTCTTCATCTGTCCCAAGTTCAGTAGATTGAAACCTACAATCATGTGCAGTACCTGAAGCTAAATTCATTGAACCATTATCGTGAATCAACGCTTCAGTTCTTGATACAAATCTTAAAATATGGTCAAGGGCAGTCTTCTTAACATTAACCCCTGAAAAAACATAAAAAACATTTACAGTAAATTCTCTTGTTTCATAGCCTACATTTTGCTCAATAAGCTCGCTACTCTGTGGGTCAAGGCGAATATACTGACTACTTGTTGATGAATCCTCATCACCTATAAATACAGGTAAAGTGTTCCCATATTCAGTACGAAGAACACTCCTTAACTTATCAAGAATATTCTTCCAATTATTCTCAAATGTTCCACCTGATGATAAAGTAGGCATCTATTAATACCTACGAGTCATTCTAATAGGCTTCAATGTGTTGGAATCTACTTCCTCTGACCAACCCTGCACTTCCACTTCCCATGTATCATTTACAACAGCAGTAGAATCAAAGTCTGTACCTGCAAATCTTACTTGCAGTCCTCCTGCCAAAGCTTGATAATCACCATTTATAGTTTCTGCTGTAACGACTTGATTGCCTTCGTTCATACCAAGTTTATCGCCATCCTTTGTCCATACAGAGTATGTAGCAGTTCCAATTACATCCCCTGCTATAATCTTAATCTTAATTAAATCGTATGTGCCACTATAATGCCCACGAGTATCTACAGGTCTAACTGTTCCACTAACTGTCCCTACATCTCTAATTACACCTTTAGATGAATCAGCAGTATTTTGATGTGATAAAGCAGCCCTACCATTATTTAGAGCATCTATATTGCCTTCTGCCTCTTCCATCATAGCAGTAGCCATTTCGCTTGTTGGGTCAGTAGCCCTAATCATAAAAACAGCAGCCAACAAAGCAGCACTTCTTATAATCATATAATCAAAATTACCTGACTTATCTTTAAGTTGATTAGAAGGTAAATTAGGGTCTAACTTTGAATCTAAATATCTACTTGCATCAGTTCTAAATTGAGTTACCATAGCAGTAAACTCTTCCCCTGCTTCCATCAGTTTATCGGCAGGCGAACTTGCTGAATAATAATAAAGCACATCTTCTGCTGAATTATAAAACCATTCCCCTTCAACATTTAAATCAGTATGAGCAGATTGTGCTGCTCCTAAATCTTCACCATCTGCAAAAAGTTGCGTAACTAAACCACTATTATGAGAAGCGTACTTGTTAGTTGATACTGTTGTCCAACCAAATACTTGAACTTTAGTGTCAAACTCATCTAATTGTGGGAATACACGCTTTAATTCCTTATGGGTACAATAAATTGGTGCAGTTGCCATGCAACCCCCTTAAATCTTATATAAAATTATACTTGTAATATACAACTAATCTCTCCTCTTAAACAAGGCTACTTGCCTCGCTTCTTTTTCTTTTTGGGGGCTTTTGCCTTTTTCCCATAAGAACCTTTACCATATGCCATAATTTCTCCTTAATTAAAAGCGTATACACCAATAGTTGTATTTATCTTATTGTTTACACTTCTTGCAAATATTGATGAAATACCTGTGTCTGCATTACCTGCTAATACTTTCACACCACCACTAAATGCTGAATTATAGGCAACATTTAAAACAAATTGAGCATAAGGTAAACTTGCAATAGCCCAATCCATAGCACCTGTTTTATATGATACAGACCCAACAATATTGCCTTGATAAATAAGATTTCCATGCCCATCATCATACATAAAAGCATCAACATTAGGATATGTTGTATTGTCAGCTCTATTTATAACAATATCATCAGGTAAAACAGGCTCTACAGGAGCAGGAAAATCAGCATCATCAGGGAATATTCCAACACTACCTGTAAATAAATCTGTACCTGAAGAAGCATCTGCTATTAATACTTTAGAACCATTTGTGCCATCATGTGGAGCCATGTGTGAATTAGATGTAATTCTTAACTTACCATTAACAATACTTACTGTAGCAGAATATCCAAAGAGCCTATTACCTGCTGTTTGTGATGCAGTATCAATAGCATCTTGCATCAATCTTATTATACCATCACTACCACCAAACTTTGTGTTGCTTGAAGCTGTAAATGTTAGAGTAGGAGGTAAAGAATCATCTAAAGTTAAGTCAAAGGCATAAGCTGTGTTTGCAGTCAATTTACTATCAGTAGAGGCTGTAATAGGTTTTTTAAAATTAATTTCATGGTAGGCACTTTCATAAAACTTAATTGCAATACTTCCTGCCACTACACCTTGCCCTTCATCCCTTGCTACTGCACTTCTTGCATAACCAAAAAAGTTATTTATTTTATACCTACCTTGCCCATCTGTCATTATTAATTGTGATGAACCTGATAAAGCAGTATCATAATCATAATACGCATTAAAAATTGGAAAGTAAACATTAGCACCACTAACAGCACCATTAGTAGAATCTGTTTGTGCATCTTTATCAGCTTTACTTGTTCCATACAATGCTCTGTTTACTCTTAATATTCCTGCTCCATCATCATCTGTTCCACTATCATCTGTAATAGCTAAAATCTCCATAACCTCAATTCTTGTTGCAGTAGTATCATTTATTCCTATCTGAATCAAATCACCAACTTCAAATGGAGCAATATCTGCAACCTGTAACCCTACTTCACTATCTTCAAAATTAGCATCAAGATTAACTCCTGAATCTACATACATATCTGTTGGAGTATCTGCATTACCTAAAACTGCACCTGAAGCAGCTGAATTTGCTGCACTAAATTGAAGCATGGATAAGTTTGGCATATAAAAAAACTCACCTGAATTTAATACTCTTTTTAAGTCTGTGCCACCACCACTTGCATTAGCATCAGGAGTGCCATGTGTCCAAGTTGCTATATTCATAGATATCTCTGCGCCAACATCACCCTCATTACAAATTAGTAAACCTTTAGCATTTTTAAGAGAACTTGCTAAAAAACTTGCATCATTAAATGCAACTACCTGAACACCCTCATCTGTTGAATCAACTTCTTTTCTTTGTATAATTTCTTCAGAAAATGATTTTTCAATAGATTTAGATAAAGACTTATCACCATAAGTAACATTTAAATCTACTTTTAAACTATCTCCTGCTTTCTTTGTATATTTTGCCATTTTTCTTTCCTTACCTTAAATGATATTTAATTGTTACTGATAGTGAGTAGTCTGAATTAACTGAATCTGACCTAAACATACATAATAAAACTTTACCTGCATCAATATCTGCTGTTCCTATGCTCCAATCTTTCAAATATGGCTGCTCATTGCCTGCATTAGTATTGTCTGCTGAAGTATTTGCAACTACTGCCCCTGATGTTAAACAACTTGTACTTCCTGAAGTAAAGGTGTAGCTCATTAAATGCATCCTTGTAGTATCACCTGATGCAGCATCAGCACCTTCAAAATGCTTTATCTCATCAATAGTTATATTATCATTCACATACCATAACATAGGCACTAATTGAGAAGCATACTGTGTATCAGTATTAGCAGTAGTAAAAGTAGTATCAGGGTCTGTTCCTGTTCCAAAATCAGTATCATTAACACTTGGATTTCCTCCACTTGCTGATGAAAATGCTAATGGATAGTGTGTATTGGCTGCAAATGTATCTATTGCAGCAGCATTTGCCCCAAAATAAGCATATTGAGTGTTTACCTTATGACCACTTGCACTTACTAAACTGTTACTTGAATCTGCTGTTAAAAAAGCAGTTCCACTTTTATTTGTTACTTTTAATATTGCAGTACCATCAGAATCTTTTGGAGTTATTGAAACTTGGTCATCAGAAAGGGATAATGCACTTTCAGTTCCTTCTCCATCCTTAACAACCCTTGTAGTAGCATCAATACCACTATTGGAGTTATCCATTTGTAATATGTCTTTATAACTATCTTTTTTTGTTTTACTTGTTAAACTCATTGTGAATTAATCCAATCTACTATTTCATTAATTTTATCTATCAAATTTTTTATCAATAGTTCAGATGATGTATTTTCATCTACATTTATATCTATATCTTGATACTCTAAAGATGTTTTATCAATTTTTTCCATTAACTAAACTCCCCACTAATAGTACCACTAAAATAATGATGTGTAGAACCACTATCTGTTTCTTTTTTTAAAAAAATAAATAAACAATCTCCTGCACTAAATGTATTGCTACTTGAAAATGTTGTAGAACTAAAGTACCCTTTATTAGTTGTAGTTGCTCCAACTGCATCACTTGTAGCGAGTAATGTTAAAGAAAGGTTGTCATAAGCTGTAGCTTCTGAAGGAGAGCCTTTATATACATAAAACTTTAAATCATCAGCAGTTCCTGACATTTTTAATATAACATCAAGCCTTGTTATTGTACCATTAGCAGGTGCAATCCATTCAGCAGATGACATATCAAGGTCAGTTATGCTTGTAGGAGAACTCTCTGAATTACTCCAATCTCTTCTATTAGGATAATATTGAAAGTAATAAAGTGTATCACTTCCATTTGCTGTTTTATACCCTCCAAACACATGACTCCATCTTGATGTTCCACCACCACCTCCACCACCTGAGCTTGCATCTACATAAGCTTTGATAGATTGTTGTGAACAAATTGCACTATCACTATTAGAAGCCATATTATCTTCATCTTTAAATGCCATAATATAGTTACTGCCACCATCAAGTGAAATACCATCTTCTCCTGCTGCCATAATAATTTCTTTTACATTGGCTAACCCTGCATCACTCATAGTAATATCACCTGTAACAGTACCACCTGCAAGAGGTAATTTAGTATCATCAGAACCTGAAATTCCTGTAGTTGTACCTGATACTGTTAAATTCTTAACTCTTACATCTTCAGTAGAAATCTCTAATGCACTATCAGTACCATCTGAATCCTTAACAGGCTTTAGATGATTATCAAGAGGGTTTTCTATGTTTAAATCTTTAGGCATTGTCTGAACGAAGACCCTCTACGAATTTAGAAATACCTGTAACTAAAATATTATCTATGGCATCAATACAATATGGCTCAAGAGTCTTATTCCAAATTGATTTAGTCCATTTCCATTTACCAAGCCCTAAAGTACATACAACTCCGAGACTATACATCCAAGAGCCAAATTTAGCCTTAATTGTTGCATTAGGTATCTTTTTCAATACCCAAGCAGCCACACATCCTGCTACTCCCATACCTGCATAAACTGCTACCTTTTTTGTTGCTAATGCTGTCAAAGATGCTAACATTCTAATACTCCTTCTTTATTTTTAAAAACACATAAATTATGTTTAATATGATTAGTAAAACCCCTAACGCTTCAGGAACTAACTCCCAAATATTTACAGCAATAGTTCCTACGCTTGTTCCTATAGTTTTTAAAGAATCAGTCATTCTTTTGGTTCTCCATTCATAAGCCTTGAAAGTATATCTTCAATACCCTCAATATAGCCCTTTACTTGTTTTAAATCCATTTGCGTAATCTTTTGTTGGTCAATCAGTTTAATTATAATGCCTTCAAGCCTACGAAACTGATTCTCTAAATCATCTACTAATTCTTTTTGAATCCAAGTTTGTTGTTTCCAAATAAAGTAACCGAAAGCGATTGTTATTGCTATGGGCAATCCATATTGGTCTATTATATTTAAATCCATTACTTGTTCCCATCAATCAACTCACCCCACACAGTTGCCTTACCGTCAATTATTTGAACAACATCTACTGTAAATCTTCCTCTGTCATAAAAATCAATTATAGCGAAAGCGTGTCCCCAATTAATCTTTCTATTACCAAGCCAAGCATTTTTCTCTGCACTCATGTCTTTAAGGCATCCTATTGACCAAGCCCCTTTAGCACCATCCATATGGGTAGCACTCATATACTGTAAGTCGTGCCAATGCCCGTACATTATATTCCCACCAAGTTTACGAAGGTGATTAGCAGCGTGATACTGACCACCATAGTGATGACCGTGATAGAAGTTCATTTTGCCTATTTTAAGGAGCTTCCCACAATCGTGGAACTCATAGCCTCGTTCTTTTAATTTAAGTGCAGTAGCAGGCATATATTTAGGTAAATATGGATGCTCTTCAACAAACATCTCTAACCATTGCTCGTGATTACCTTCACAAAAATGCTTTTCCTGACAATTAACTTTATCAAGTGATTCGTCAATAATATCCATTCCTGCATTGACATCAATCACATCTGTTTCAAGCTGTGGTATCATATGCTCAAGAGGAGGCTTTCGTTTTCGTTTCCACTTCCAATGCGAAAAGTTCTCCCACTCCCCTGTATCGCCTAAATCAATATAAATATCGGGTTTGACGATTTCAATAGCTCTGCACACAACATTGATAGCAGGCATATCAGCATATGGGAAATGTTTATCAGGTGTTACTACTGCTCTTCTAAGAGCCGATTTTCTCAACCTGATTCCTTACTATGTTTGATAATTCTGTAGCTCTATTAGGCGTTTGCTTCGCCCATAAACTGTCAAGCATTTCATCAGCAGCCTCATTCCATTCACCTTCTTGTAATGCTGATATTGCTTTTCTAAACTTTGAAACGCCTGTAACGCCAAGCTGATAACACATATTGATTACAACTTCTTGCACCTCTTGTGGCATATCTTCAAGCCACTTAAAGCGACTAATTGCGTTGCGTTTTAATTTTTCTAATTTTCTAATAAGGATTTCCTCTGCAATATCCTCATCTAAAACAAGGTCTTTAATTGCAAATCCATATCCTATAGTTGGTATGCCAAGAGAGTCATCATAGACATGCTCAACAAACCCTTCATGCTCTTTAATCTTCTCTAATAAATCTTTCATTTAGACCAATCTATTTTATCGTAATTCTTTTTATAAACTTCATCGTTATTAGGGATTCTCATCCAATCCCCTTTACCTGCACCATTTAAATCACCCTTCTTACGAATAACCCTATTTTGACCTGTTACTGTATTTGGATTGCAAGCAGGTTTATTTGACATTTTTTGCCTTCTTTTTCACGCCCTTTTTAGCAACATATTCAGACTCATCTTTTCTGCTTTTTATTCTCACCCATTGCCCTGAATCTAATAAATTTGATATTTTATCATGCTCTTTAAAAGCTAATATATTTCCACCTTGCTTACTCTTTAAATAAATCATAAATCCCCTTAAATAAAGGGGGCAGTTGCCCACCCCCTTTTTAGATTAACACTTATTGATTACGAAGCGTTTACGAAGTTCAACCCTAATTTATTGGTTGCACTATCTAACAACTTAGCACCATAAATCATATCCGCTATGACTTTAGTACCTAAATAATCAACGCTGTACTCTGATTGCACTCTAACATCTTGAGATGCTGCAAAAGCACAAGCTCCGGGTACATAAACAGCACCACTTCTATTAGTACCACCATCAGAAATAGCTTGTGAAAAGTACACATCCATTCCATAGATAAGACCTTTAGCACCTGAAGTAACATGAGTCCCCATTGCTGCATTTCCATTGCTTGGAATAGCATCAGCTCTTGTAAAGTAAGAACCCATCCCATTTGCAGGATTCAACAGGTCAGCTAAAATCAAGTGATTTACAGCCATTGAACATTGATTAGGGTCTATATCTAAATCATATAGACTTGCCAAAATGCTTTCCAAGTCAGCATTAGCAACTGCATCATCTGCAGTTAATGTAACTGTTGTTTGGAAACCATCAAGCTCTGCCCATAAATCAGTTTCAACTTTTCGTGCCAAAGACTCACCAAACATCTTTGCATACTTGCTAATCAACTCATATTCTGCTTGAATTGTAAGTATATCTTCAAATATTTCAGCTTGATAGATATGTGTATTTACATCCAACTCAACTGCTGTTACATCGTGAGCCTGTGGAGTAGAACCTTTGTTCGTGTCCCAAGCTACTGCAGCAGAACCTGTTTTTGTTTGTGCAGCTTGCATTAAGATTGCAGGAATGTGAATCTTATCACCTTTCCCTTTTACTAAAGCACTATAATCATCTACACTACTTCTTAAACCATTAGCTCTAAAAAAGAAGCTATATATTGAATCAGACCAAACCTCAGGTATAAATCCTGCACCGGAGGTTTTATCCATTAAATCACCAACTGCCATTGTAATTCCTCTTCATTTTGCCCTCAATCAGCCCTCTATCGGGCTTTCAAGTAGGGTTAGTTTTTAGTTTTCTTCGCAGCATTGGCAAGTATATCTGCCCAATTAGCTTTTGCATCCTTTCTGTCCATTGTAGTCCAATCATCAGGAATGTTATTAACAGTCCTTGTGTTTCCTACGACTTCAGGAGCATTTGCTTTGCTTGCGTTAATTTTATTAGTTACATACTCAAGAGTTTCTAAATCTAACTTAGACATAGCTTCTCTCTCGTTTTCAGGCACGCTATTTAAAAGAGTATCACGCTTTGCTGCTTCATAACTTGTCCATTTATCAGCTTGAGATTTATATGTTTCCATTTCACCTGCTGTTTTTTCGTATAAAGTTTTGAAATCCTCTTTCTCTTTTAGT